TATTTAACCGCCGTGTCTCGATTTACTATGGAGGAATCTTAAAATGCCCATGAGAAGTCCAACTGGAGTCGAAATGATCGAAACCAGACCGAAAAAAACTCGTCAAGGAAGTGGAAAACACACTAAGTATGCCGCTTCCTCTCGAAATAAAGCAAAAAAACGCACAAGAGGTCAAGGAAGATAAAAAGTGCGTGAATGAGGTGCTAAATAAAGTTATATTTGCTAAGTAATAGTGCCTGTCCAACGCATAAGTAGGTCATTTAAAGACATTAGTATGTCTTTTCAGGTTAATCCGTTAACCGATGACCTTATTGTGATTAAAAATCAAACAGCTATTGCTCGTTCTCTAAGGAATTTGGTTCTTACCACTCCTGGAGAACGATTTTTTAATGAAGAATTGGGTTCTCAGGTAAATAATCTCTTATTTGAAAATGTTGATGACGTTACGGCAATGTCCATAAGGTCAGAAATCATAAATGTTATCCAAAATTATGAACCAAGAGTTAATTTAGGGGAAGTTGAGGTCAATGCTGACATTGATGCCTACCAAATGGACGTAAAAATCAATTATACCATTGTAGGAATTGATGCTCCTGCCCAAGAATTATCATTTGTGTTAATACCAACAAGATAAATGCCATTAGTTAACTTTTCTAATCTGGATTTTGACCAGATTAAGGTAACAATAAAAGATTATCTCAGATCTAACTCAGATTTTACTGATTATGACTTTGAGGGATCTAATTTATCCACGATTATTGATGTACTTGCATATAATACGTACATCACCTCTTACAATGCCAATATGGTATCAAATGAGGTATTTCTGGATAGTGCTACATTGCGAGAAAATGTAGTTTCCTTGATACAAAATGTTGGTTATTTGCCGAGATCGAAAAGAGCAGCAAGAATTAACGTATCATTTTATGTTGATACTTCTGGATATGCTACACAACCTTCAAATATCAAATTAAACAAAGGGTTAGTAGCCACAACAACAGAATTTACAAATGAAAGTTATACATTTGTTTCATTAGATGATATCACAAAACCAGTCTTTAATAGAAGAGCAGTTTTTACTGATGTTGAATTAGTTGAAGGAAATTATCTTACTACTAATTTTACAGTAGATTCATATGATCCAAATCAAAGATTTATTCTTCCAAATACAGGAATTGACACAACTACGATTAAAGTTACTGTAAAACCATCAAAATTCTCAAATACAAGTCGAAAATATGCTCAAACAGGTAATGTAACGAGTTGTCATGGACATCATACGACAAATCAGAGTTTATTTGAGGTAAATGGTAATTCAGCAGTCTATTGGATTCGTGAAATAGAGGGAGAAAGGTATGAATTGATCTTTGGAGACGGTATTTTTGGTAAAAAACTAGAATCTCCTGCTTATATTGAAGTTTCTTATGTTGTAACTAATGGAAAAAACGGAAATGGCATAAATTCTCTTAATTTTAACGGAAAATTGACCTCTGTTGGTTCTGGAGGAAGTATAATTGGAGGAGGAAGTGGTTCTGGTTCTGGTTCTGGTTCTGGGTCTGGAGGAGCTCTTACTCTAACATCGGGTATTTCACTTTTAGCTGTAGGACCACCTGAAGGTTCTGGTGTTGCTGGGGCTGGTGGTGTTGGCACTGGTGGTGCTGGTGCTGGTGCTGGCGGTGCTGCAGGTGGTGGTGCTGGCGGTGGCGGTAGTGCAGGTGGTGCGGATATAGAATCTATTGAATCTATTAAGAAATATGGACCTAAAGTTCATGGTACGCAGAATAGAGCAGTTACTGCAGACGATTATGAGACACTTATTCCTAGTGTATTCCCTGAAACTGAGGCAGTTTCTTGTTTTGGAGGAGAAGAATTGACTCCTCCTCGATTTGGCCAAGTTTTTTGTGCTGTAAAACCTACAAATGGGTCATATTTGTCAAATGCACTTAAAGAAAACCTTAAAAATACAGTTAGAAAGTATAATGTAGCAGGAATAAATCTAGATATCACTGATTTAAAATATTTGTATATAGAACCTAATGTATCTGTATATTATAATTGCAATTTAGGGGGATCAAAAAACGATATTAATAATGCAGTAATGAATGCTATTTTAGAGTATTTGAGAGATGAAGATCAAATGGGTTTTGGGGGTAGATTCAAGTTTAGTAAATTCCAATGCTTAATTGATGGTGCTGATCCTTCTATTACCTCTAATATTACTTCTTTAAGAATGAGAAGGGACTTGAGAGTAGCGTTAAATAGTTTTACCGAATATGAAATTTGTTTTGGCAATTGTATGTTTGTTAAAAACTGTGAGGGTCATAATATAAGATCATCGGCATTTAATGTTTCTGGAATACAGGGACATGTCTATCTTTCAGATAAACCAAACCCTAATGATCATTCCAAAGGAACAATGTTCTTATTCCGATTGATGTCACCCACTAATCCTGTAGTTGTAAAGAAAAATATTGGTACTATAGATTATGAACATGGCGAAATTAAATTAGCCCCTATTAATATTACAGATACTGAAATTACTAGGGATTTTCCATTAATCGAAATAGATTCTGCACCATGTTCTAATGATATTTTAGGAGCACATGATCTTTATTTACAAATAGGGGATGGAGATGGTAATGATGGTACTAATGATGGAGTTAAGGTAAATTCATATTGTGATGATGTTGATCCTGTTTCATCTTATGGTGGCAATATATTAGTTCGTGGAGAAGTTCATTATGGATGTAATACTGATGGAGAAATTACAGACATAACAAACATTATAACTACAACAACTACCACTGCAGATGGTACACAGACTATCACACAGAATACACAAACATCCTCAGCTGGAGGGGGAATGATGACTGGAGGTGGTGGTGCTACTGGTGGCGGTGGCGGCGGCGGATATTAACTTTCATATTATTACTAAGATTAACGTATACAACAAATGATATCAACAGATCTAAAAAGAGTTAAATTACAAAGTATAGTTGAAAATCAACTTCCTTCCTTTGTACAATCCGACTTTCCATTATTAGGAGAATTCTTAAGAGAGTATTATACTTCTCAAGAATATCCTACAGCTTCTGCTGCTATCCTTCAGAATATTGATGAATACGTTAAGTTAGTAACTTTAACAACTAATACGGAAAGTACTGTATTGAGAGATGATATAGATGAAGTTGATGAGGAAATATTTGTATCTTTTGATTTAAATAATGGAGTTATTGGTACATATCAATTTCCTGATCAGTATGGTCTAATTAAAATAGACAATGAAATTATTTTATATAAAGAAAAAACAAATAATTCGTTTAAAGGATGTATAAGAGGATTTAGTGGAGTAACTTCATATAATTCAATTCATAGTGATCAATTAACTTTTTCAAGATCCGATATTGCAGAACATGTCACTGGTGCAAAAATAGTAAATTTAAGTGCTTTATTATTTGCTAGATTTTTAATTAAAGTCAAAGGTTTATATTCTCCTGGATTCCAAAATAGAGTATTAGATGATGATTTAAACCAAAGAGTGTTTATTTCAAGAGTTAGAGATTTTTATGAATCAAAAGGTAGTGATGAATCTTTTAGAATTCTTTTTGGAGCATTATATGGAGAAGATTGTGAAGTATTAAGACCAAGGGAGTTTCTCTTTAGACCTTCTGATGCAGATTATAGAGTTACTAAAGATTTAGTTGTTGAATCGATAAATGGAGATCCTTCTAAACTTTTAAATTGTACATTATTTCAGGATTCATATGAGTCTTATGGTATACAAAAAGCATATGCTCCAATTACTAACGTAGAAAAAATAACTTACAACCAAACTGATTATTATAAATTTGGAACTGACTATAGCACTACTACTGACATTGCTTTAAGAGGAAGTGTTTATGGGGAATTTGCTGCTCATCCTTCTACAAGGATAGTAACTCATGTTTCAGCAGGATCAAGTGTAATAGACGTAGATTCAACTATTGGATTTCCTGCCACTGGAGAATTAGCAATTACCTATGAATCGGGAGCTCCTGGTATCCTAACTTATAGATCAAAATCCATAAATCAATTTTATGGGGTAGGAGTAGCTAATACTACCGTTGCTGGTATTGGTAGTGGAGATGCTATTGCTTCAAAAGATACTATTAGATTAAATGTAAGTGCATATGCATATGTTGGGATAGGAACTACAAGTAAAGTAGAGGTAAGAATAGGAAATGTATTGGCACAACCAGTAATTAATGAAAATACCTATTATTATGATGCAAATGATACTGCAAAAATACAAACCTTAGGAATTACTACTTCTAGTCCAAAAGTTGATGGTTGGTTTTATAACTTATCTATTAAATATGACATAGAATCAATATCTTTAATTGATGAATCTGATTTCACTTACACTATTGTAACTTATGATAAAAATAATTTAAAGATAGGGGATAAAGTTGTTGTAACTGATGTTACTGGTAGTACTAAGGATTCTACAGTTACGGAAATAATAAGTGCATATAGTTTTTCCATCAAAGGACAAGGCCGTATTACTAATGCTAGTTCTACTGTTGAAAGAAAAATATTAAGAAGTAAGGTTGATACTAATCTTACCGATTATCAATATATTGATAATTATTTTGCAAATATTCAAAATACTTATGTAAAATTTAATCAAGATGTTTTAGTTGCTTCTTCTTCTATTCCTAATTACGCAAATGCTCCATTAAACTTTTATGATAGACAACTCACTTTAAATGGAGATTATAGTGGTGATACTTTTACATTTTTAGATGTAGAGGATCATGGATATTATACTGGAGATGCAGTTTATTATGATTCATACACCATTGAGTCTACTGATTTCTTAGGAAATGTTAATAAAGTAATCAGTAAGTTTCCTGAAATGGATCCTGGTATATTTTTTGTAAAAAGAGTAAATAAAAATCAATTACAACTAGCAACTAGTCCAACTAATATTGATAACAGTCGTTTTGTATCAGTATCTGGAATGGTTACATCCAATACTTTAGAGTACATTGATTTTCATGATAAAATAGTCGATAATCAATTATTGTTTAGGGAAATAAAATCACCAAATAAAGAAGTTGGTAATTATCCAACAGAACCAGGATCCAGAACTGGTATTTTAATTAATGGAGTAGAGATATTAAATTACAAATCAATAGATACAGTTTACAATGGACCTATTAATAAAATTGATGTATCTGCATCTGGAAAAAATTATGATATTATCAATCCACCACTTTTAAATATAGATGATAATATAGGAACTGGAGCAACAGGTATATGTGCTGTTAAAGGTAATTTGCAATCAATTGAAATTACTGACACAGGATATGATTATGTTTCCGATCCCATTCTTTCAATTACAGGAGGAAATGGTAAAGGTGCTAAAGCATCTGTTAATATGATTAACAAATATCATGATGTTGAGTTTCAAGCTGTTGGTTTAGGTACTGATAGATCTGATCGTGTTATTTTAGAAGATAATTCAATAGGTTTTTCTACATTCCATAAATTTAGAAATGGGGAAAAAGTAATTTATGGAACTAATGGTGGAACCGCAATAGGGGGAATATCTACAGATGCAGTATATTATGTTCATACTGTAGGTGTATCTACCGTTAGACTTTATAAAGAACAAACAGATGCAATTAATGCTGGTGTAAATACAATTTCATTGACAAGTTTTGGAACAGGGGTTCATAAGTTACAAACATTTGAGAAAAAAAGAATAGTATCTAGTATTGTAGTTGATTCAAGTGGATCTGGTTATGAGAATAAGAAAAGAACTATAATTTCAGCAACAGGTATCAATACATCTCTTAATCAAATTAACATAGGAGATCATGGATATAAGTCAGGTGAAATTATTCAGTATTCCTATACTACTGATGGAATTTTAGGTATAAATTCAAATACTGATTATTTTGTTACTGCAGTTGATAGTGATAATTTTAGACTCTCAAGTGTAGGTGTAGGAACCACTGCAAAGAGTCTATATTATGAAACGAATCAATATATACAATTTACCTCACCATCTTTAGGGTCAGGTACTCATTCATTCAATTATCCTCCTATCGTAATTTCATTAACTGGTGAAATTGGAGTTACTACTCAAAGTGGACAGGACTTTAAAGCTAAAATTCAACCATTATTTAAAGGATCTATTGAATCTGTTCAAGTTACTAATACTGGTGTAGGTTATGGATCATCAGATATTTTAAATTATGATAATCAACCATTATTTACTTTAAAAAATGGTACAAATGCAGAAGCTAGTGTAATTCTGGATAATGGTAAAATTATAGAAAGTGTAGTAACTAATGAAGGATATGGATATGACGCTCCTCCCATAGTAACACTTGATACTGATGGATCAGGAAGTTATGGAAAATTAGTTCCTATTGTAAGTGGTGGAAAATTAGTAGATGTTAGAATAGATAATGCTGGTATTGGGTATACTGGTGAGGTGTTAGTTAATATTCGACCAAGTGGTTCAGATGCTAAATTTAGAGCACATATTAAACCTTGGACGGTTAATTTATTCAATAAGTACATAGATATTATTTCTTCTGATGATGGTATACTGGATGCATCAGAAAATACCGATAGAGGTATTCAATATACTCATTTATATGCACCTAGAAAATTAAGAGAATCCATCTATGTAAAAAATCAAAATAATGAAATAAAATATGGATTAAGTGATTTAGAAAAAGTTAATAATGAAGAAGTTTCTGCTTCTTACCATTCTCCAATTATAGGATGGGCTTATGATGGAAATCCAATATATGGACCTTATGGTTATAGTAATCGTGACGGTGGTACTGTACGACCTATGGAATCTGGGTATAAATTATCCACTACATCTAATAGACCATCTTTAGCAGCATTTCCTCAAGGATTTTTTGTTGAAGATTATGAATTTGACAACTCAGGTGATTTAGATGAACATAATGGACGTTTTTGTGTAACTCCAGATTATCCAAATGGGGTATATGCATATTTTACTACTATTAATCCTACTTTAATTGAAAATTCAGGACCATTTAATAAGTATAGAATTCCCGAATTTCCATATTTGATTGGAAATACATTTAAGTCTAAACCAAATCAGTTTAATTATGATATTAAGTCCAATCAGTTAGATTATAGTTTAAATAAATCTGATTGGTTTAGAAATACTACTCCATATTCTTTAACTAAAAATAATGTATATTATGATTTTCTTTTACAACCTAATAAAGATGGAGAATATAATGTAAATATATCCAATGTTTCTAAAGGAAGTATTGATAAAGTTGGTATTTTAACAGGAGGAAATAGTTATCAAGTTAATGATTCTTTAATTTTCCAACCTTTACTTGGAGCACAATCTGCTAAAGGTAAGGTTTCTGAAATTGAAGGAGCAGAAGTTACTAATATTAGTGTTGCTTCTAGTACAGTTTCTGGAGTAGAAGTTATTCCGTTTGATGCGAGTGGAAAGTATATTGCTATTTCCACTTCTCCTCATGGATTTGTGAATAAAAATTTAGTTTCTTTAGCTGGATTTAACACTTCAATTAATTCTCTTCAGGGAGGTTTTAATATTGGGGTTAGAACAGAACAACTCAGTTTAACACCAGGAGTTAGTACTAGTGGCGTTACTGGTTTAGTTACATATTTTGGAGTTGCGGGATCTTTAAATCAAGATGCACTATCGATTAGAGAAAATGATATTTTAGGAATTGGAACAGAAAATGTAAAAGTATTAGCAGTTGATCAATTTAATTCAAGATTAAGAGTTCTAAGAGCTCAAGATGGAACAGTATCTAGTGCTCATACAGCAACTGCAGTTATAACTGAAGATTCTAGGAAATTTACTTTCGATACTACCCCTGAAAATGATATAATTTTTGAATCAACAAAAGAGATTTATTTTGAACCTAAAGAAGCAGTAGCATTAGGCACTCTTACTGGAGTGGGTATTGGAACGACTATTTTCTTCTCTAATCCTGGTGCGGGATTAACTCAGGTTTATATTCCTACCCAATCTATTTTCTTACCCGATCATGGATTAGATACTGGTGATCTTTTAAGATATAGAAATAATGGTGGCAATTCTATTGGAGTTTCCACTGATGGCACTACATCATTTAGTTTACCAGATGAGTCTAGAGTATATGTTGGAAAAATTTCTAATAATTTGATTGGAATTTCTACATTTAGGGTTGGACTTGGAACTACTGGTACTTTTGTAGGTATCGCAAGCACTAATCAAACAGGTGAATTATTAAGATTTACTGGATTAGGAACAGGAGTATATCATAGTTTTAAAACTCTAAAAGATTATGTTGTTACAGGGGAGGCAAATAAAAATGTAGTTACTGTAGCTACTGGATCTACTCATGGATTATTATTTGATGATAGTATAAGAGTTAATGTACGACCAGGTATTCATACTAATATTACTGTAAAATATAATGATTATAATCGAAGAATAGTTTTTGATCCCAAATCATTCGTTGCAGGTGATGTTGATACGATTAATAATACAATTACCATTACTGATCATGGATTAAATGATGGAGATAAAGTAATTCATACTGCTTCTACCTCATCAGGTGGTTTAGAAAATGAAAAAATTTATTATGTTGTTAGATATTCTAAAAATAAAGTAAAATTATGTCTAACAAGATATGAATCATTAGAATTTACTCCAGAGGTCGTGAGTATATCATCTGCTTCTGCAGGAACTCTTTCACCTATTAATCCTAATGTAGATCTTTATAACAATAATACTGTTAAATTTGATTTATCTGATTCTTCTTTGGCTTCTTTTGTAGGGTTAAGTTCTTATGCTGCATTTGATTTAAATTTATATACGGATAAAGAATTTAAAGATCCTTTCTATTCATCAGGTATTAATAGATCTTTTGAAGTAACTAAATCAGGCACTGTAGGAATTTCTACAAATGCAAATCTTACAATTGTTGTTGGTGATGATATTCCAAAAGTATTACATTATAAGTTCAATCCAGTTCAAAGTGATCTAATTGATGACATTAAAAAAGAAATTGTTATTGACAATGAAGTTGTTGGATACAATCAACTAGAAATAAGAGGAAGTATTTACTCAGGACTTTTCCCAGTAGCAGGTATTGGATCTACAAATACATTCTCCTATAATTTATTAGATACTCCCGAAAAATCATCTTACACTACATCTGAAGGAACTTTAGCATATTTTACTGATTCTACTACTACATATGGTGGTATTTCGGAAGTTGAAATAACAACCAAAGGAAATTATTACTCAGAGATCGTAGGAGTATCCTCCATTAAAACTGGTATAGGTACTAAAGCTATTTTTGAAGTCAGTAGCAATACTATTGGCGAAATAAATTCAACAACAATTGAAAATATTGGATTTGATTATCCAACAGATACTACTTTAAGACCTGTTCTTAATTTACCAGAAATTCTTGTAATGGATGCTTTAAATTCATTAGAAAGTATTGGAATTAGTTCTGCTGGTAAAAATTATACAATAGCTCCTAATTTAAATGTATTAGATGGACTTACTAAAAAGGAAGTTGAGGATGTTGACTTAACTTACAAAATTGGAGATTCTCAAGTAACTATTTTACAAAATACGGAAAATCTCAATAGTATTGATCCTATCATTATACCTACCTCTAATGTTAATGGTATTGGTATAGCAACTATCACTTTTGATATTTCTACTAAGAATGTTACGATTGGATTCAATACTGCGTTTAGTGACGAAGCTCCACTTGCTGTTGGAGATAAAGTTTTAATAGAAAATGTAAGTGTTGGTGTTGGTACAACAGGAGTAGGATATAATTCGGTAGATCATGCATATTCTTTATTTACTCTTGCAGATGTTAATATTCCTTTAGGGGGAGGAGTTGGAGTTGTTACTTATAGTTTAGAGGGATACTTAGCAGAAGGTATTAGTCCTGGTAATTTTGATTCCGTAAACTCAGCTGGAATAGTTGTACCTGAGAAATACTTCCCTCAATTTGATATTAAATTAAAGAAAAATGATTTTATCGTTGGTGAAGATATCACTTCTGCAAATAAAGTAGGTAAAGTAGAAAGTTGGAATAATCGTATTGAATTATTAAAACTATCAACCACTACTGAGTTTGATGTTGGAGATATTATTGTAGGAAGAACTTCAAAGACTCATGGAAAAGTTAAATCTAAAATTGATTTCAATGCAGAAGTTAAAATGGATGCAGGATCCGTTGTTCATAATGGTTGGAAGAAAGATACTGGATTTTTAAACAATAGTCTTGAAAGAATTGCAGATAATAATTACTATCAACAATTCTCTTATTCTTTAAAATCTAAAGTTGATATGGGAACTTGGGATGAAGCTGTAAGCACTTTAAATCATCCTGCAGGATTCCTTAAATTTAGTGATTTACGTATAGAATCTACAGACGATGATTTCAGTGGTGTGAGTGGAAAGAATAGTGATTTAGTTGCATTTATAAATTTAGATGCAGAAATAGATATAAATTGTTATTCTAATTTTGATCTAGTCACTGAAAATTCTCTCAATATTAGTGATACCAAAATAGCATCAGATCAAATTTATTTTAATTCAAAAATACTTACAGATTATTATGAATCAGTAGGTAACAGAGCTCTTATCATTGATGATATTAGTACTCAGTTTAATAGTGATCCTAGAGCAACTAGATTTTCTGTAGTTGCTAATTTTGATGTAAAACAAAGATCTAAAAAATGGTTGACTTTAGTAAAAGATAAAACCTTTACTGGTGAACGTCAATGTATGTTGGTGACTTTATTGCAGGATGAATCTAATGGATTTATGAATCAATATGGTCGAGTTGAAACTGTAAGTGACCTTGGAAGTTTTGATTTCCAAGTTACTGGAAATAAAGGTCAACTTCTTTTCTATCCAACAAAATATGCAGTTAATGATTATAATGTAAGTAATGTTAGTTTTGATATCGTTGGTTTAAGTACAGTTGGTATAGGATCTACTACTTTAGGAAGTTCTGTTGACATTAGATCAACTCAGACCACTGTGGCTGCTGGTACAACCACTACAATTGTTGGTATTGCTTCTACCTATAGAAGTGCAAAAGTTCTTGTGCAGATTAATGATAGTAATGGACAAATGGAATTTGATGAACTCAATATTCTTCATGATGGTACTACAGTAGAACTTTTAGAGTATGGTCAAATAACAACTGTATTTGATGAAGATTATAGTGGAACTGGACTAGGAACGTATATTGCATCAATGGAAACTGGTCCTCTTAATATTGATTTTGTTCCTAATGCAGGTATTGCTTGTTCTGTGGATACAGTAAGTATTGCGATGGCAGGTGCTAATACTGGTGCTGGTGGAACGGGAATAGGAACTCAGTATTTGGGAGATGGTGTTCAGGACATTGCATTTGTCAATTCTACATTTACTGCTATCCCATCGGCAGGTTCCCCACTCGCACATAAAATTGCTGAATATGATATAAACAATACTGTTTCTACTAATGATAATAATGCTGCATATTATTTGATTAGTGTAGAAGATACAACTAATAATCGTTATGAAATGTCTGAAGTAATTGTTTTAAATAGCAGTTCTGAAGTATATATGACTGAGTATGGAAATATTATTAGTAATATTGGATTAGGAACAGTAGGAGCGGCCGTTTCTACTTCTACTTCTCAAACTCAATTGATGTATACTCCTATTGCAGGTATTGCAGCATCAGTTCGTGTTTTTCAAATGGGTGTACAGATTGCTGCTCAAAACGATGATGTAACTTCAGTTGATAAGATAGATTTAAATAATGCTTCTATTACTGCTGGATATGGTGATTATACGGGCACTGAAACTGATGTTCTAAGAGCATTTAATTTAACTCATGATGGAAGAGGTATTTTCCAAAGAGAGTTTGATGGGAGTAGTTCAACGGTTGTTAATTTAACTAAAAATACAGTTACAATCCCAGAACATTTTTATGTAACAGGAGAGGAAGTTACTTATTCTTATGATGTAGATGCTGGAAGTCCTGTTGGAATTGCTACTACTACCATTGCTGGAATAGGTGTTACTACTCTTCTTCCCACTACTACTTACATAGTGAAGATAGATGAAAGCACTATTAAATTTGCTAAAACTGCAGAAGATGCATTAAAGTCTGTTCCTAACATTTTAGAATTAAGAGCAGTAGGTGCAGGAGCTGCACATACCATAACTGCACGAAATCAGAACACAAAATGTTTAATTGCCCTTGATAATGCGATTCAGTCCCCTATTGTTTCAACTGCTGTTACGACAGGTATATCTACAATCTTTGATCTTGGAGGAAAAGTTATTGAAACAGTAGGTGTGACTTCATTCTTTGGTGGAGATTTAATTAAAATTAATGAAGAAATAATGAAAGTAGATACGGTAGGTTATGGAAGTGAAAAGAATATTTTAGTAGATCGTGCATGGATGGGAACTAATTTAGGAGTTCATACGGCCCATTCTATTGTGACTAAAGTTGAAGGTAATTATAATATTGTTGGTAATGAAATAAACTTTATTACTGCTCCTCAAGGACCAACACCAATCAGTTCTACCACTAATGAACCTGATGATAGAGATTGGGTGGGAATAAC